ACACGGCATCGTACGGAACTTCTCGCATAGGCGTGAGAACCACCTTCTCCTTCGGCCCTGATGCGAGCCTGGAGTTGGTCTCCGTCAAGGATGCACTGTACGGCCCGGACACGGCTGACGTTGAAAGCAACGTCCATGTGAGCCCCGTAGGACTCGGAACGGAAATGGAAGTCGCCCAGTTCACTGGAGGCGATGCTGGCAGTCAGAGATCCGTCACGTTCCAAGATACGGGCGATACGGTCACTCTAGCGAACCACGGCTTTGCCAACGGAACTCATATATCATTCTCGGCCATCACCAACACCACCGGCATCACAGTCAACACGAGTTATTTCGTGGTGAATGCCACTGCAAACACCTTCAAGCTCTCACTAACTAGTGGCGGAGCGGCGCTGGCTTTGACAACCAACGGTGTTGGAACCGGCATCGCCGCTGGCTTATACGATTTCACCACAGTCTCGGCCTATGACCTTCAGGTGGTGCTTGATGGGACGGACAGCGTTCTTGTTGACAATGTGGTTCAAGTACTCGACCTGTCCAACTTTGCAAATAACCCTTCCGTTTCCGCGGCTGCGGTTGTAGCAAGAATCAACAGTCAGGTCGCCTCCGGCGAAGTGCCGGGAGGCTTTGAGGCGGTAACAGTTGGCAACTTCGTGTCCCTTAGGACGCTCCATGCGGGCAACGACGCGAGGCTTCTCGTGAAGAACGAGAGCTCTGTGTTTGGGCTCTTTGGATTTGATACTCCTCTGGTCGGGCCCAACAGTCCAAATGCCGACACCGGCCCGTATGTTACCGCCGAGGGTTATTCCCCCGAAGGAGTGAGCGGTTCGGTCGGCATATCAACTTACGGTGTTGTGAGGGGCAACTCAAACAGGCTTGGCGACGTCTCCGTGACATTGGCCGCCGACTCGGCGGGCATAGACGGAAATGCCACGCAGGTCGTGGTCAAGAACAACGTCAGAGAAGGAAACTTCGTAATCGAAGTGTACAGCAACGGAGTTCAGGTGGAGTCTTGGGGTAATCTTACAAAGGATGAGGCGAGCAGGTTCTATGTGGAGACGTTCCTGAGTCTGGTTTCGGACTATGTCAGGGCTCTTGACAACACCGCAAACCCCTCACCTCCGCTGGACGGCACGTACCAGCTCTCTGGCGGGAGCGACGGAATACCATCCGATCCGGACGACCAGGATTACTACCTGATAGGTAACCAGCTCGGCTATACGGGCATCTATGCCCTGAGCGAGCCGGAGCAGATAGACATAGACTTGATCGCTGTGCCCGGACACAGTTCCACTGGCGTGATCATGGCTCTCATAGACATGTGCCAGAACCTCAGAATGGACTGCATGGCCATCGTAGACGCTCCGTTCGGTCTGACGGTCAAGGAGATAATCCACTGGCAGAACGGAGCCCATCCGCTGAACACGACGAGGTTCGATTCGGACTTCGCCGCCCTTTACTGGCCGTGGGTGAAGATTCGAGATACGTTCAACAACGTGGATGTTTGGGTTCCCCCGAGTGGCTCGGTCATGGCGGTTTATGCCAGAAACGACGCACTGGCGGCTCCTTGGTTTGCGCCTGCCGGTGTGACGAGGGGAATAGTTCCCGGCATAACCGACGTTTTCAGCCGTCCGACTCTGGAGGAGAGGGATTTGATGTATGGCAACAGAAACGCCATCAACCCCATCGTTCAGTATGCGGATTTCCAGGACTTCGTCGTCTGGGGACAGAAAACGCTTCAGCGCAAGCCGACGGCCCTCGACAGAGTCAACGTCAGAAGGCTGATGTTTGTCATAGAGAAGAGAATCCGCCAGGCCTCAAGGTCACTGCTGTTCGAACCCCATGATGAAATCTTCCGCGAAAAGTTCATAGACATTGCCACGAGGATTCTGCGCGAGGTTCAGATAGGAAGAGGACTCACCGCCTTCATAATCAAGGCAGACGAGGAACTCAACACTCCGGACGTGATAGACAGAAATGAGTTCAGGGCCAGAATCGGCGTCCAGCCGACGAGAGCCGTGGAATTCATGTTCCTCGAGTTCAGCATCCATAGGACCGGAAGCTTCGAGGCGGGATCGGACACCTTCTGATATTGAAAAGTTAGATAAAATAGGAGAAATAAAAAATGCCAATTCAAATGGGTTTGGGCGCAATAGGCGGAGCCAATGTCATCCACAAGAGAAAGTTCCGCTGGACATTCGAGGTCAGGAGAGAGAGCGGTGGCGGAAACGTTCCCGCGAGCTTCGTCAAGATGGCCGCGCGTCCCAACATCTCCATAGAGGAGACGGAAATCAACTTCCTGAACGGAAAGACCTACATCCCTGGAAAGGGCACGTGGGAGACGATCACCATCACGTACTATGACGTGGCCGGGAGCGACAACATTCCTCTTTGGAGCTGGCTTGCCGATGTGTATAACTTCCTGCCGAACGGTGAAGGGGCTCTCCCGCTGACACAGAATTCCAAGAGGAGTTGCTACACGGGAACGGGAATCTGCAACATGTACGACGGATGCGGAAACGCACTAGAAACCTGGACGCTTAATGACTGCTGGCCCCAGGCCGTGAACTTCGGAGAACTTGACTACGGCTCCTCCGAAGAGGCCACGATTGAGGTGACGGTCAGATACGCGAATGTTTCCTACAAGAACCTTTGCGGATCGAATCCCAGCGCCCAGTGCTGCGGTTGCAGTACTTGAAGCATGGCATCCGGCGAAATTCGGAGTCAAAACAAAAAGGCCGGCGCAGTCGCCGGCCTTTTTCATTTTGTACTCTAATAGATTTGACAGGAGGATTGAATGGGAAGGCAGATGGGTCTTGGGAAGTTGGGTGGGGACGTGTGCATCATGCGCAAGTTCCGCTGGCTTTTTTTCATAGACGGAGTCTGCGACGACGGCACGAGCGCCCTGCCTCCCGACAAGGGAGCCAGGCCCAGCCTCAATTTCAAGGAGATAGAGGCTCAGCACCTTAACGAGACGGTGTATTTTGCTGGGAAGCCCGACTGGAAGCCCGTTAACCTGACGCTGTTTGATCTCAAGTCAAATACCAATCCGATATTCAAGTGGCTCAAGGAGCAGTACGAACCATGCGAGGACAAGGGAGACTGGAAGGTTCCTACTCCGGGGGCATGGAAGAAGACGGGAAGGCTCAAAATGTACGACGGTTGTGGAAACGTGATTGAGGAATGGGTCTTTGCGAACATATGGCCGAATAACATAGAGTGGGGCGACTTGGACATGTCCAATAGCGACTATGTGACGGTGGAATTGACCCTTAGATACGACAGGGCATGGGCTGCGGACTGCTCCGACTAGCTACTCCATGTCGTTTTTTAGTAGCTCCCTCATTTCGGCGAGCTTGTCCTCTAGCTGCTTGGACTTAAGCTTGAGTTTTCTGCATGCTCCGCTTTTGTTGAGTCTGCCCTTCTTTGTATATACGCGTTTCTCGTCCTCCAGAAGGGCTGTTACTATTTCGCCGTATCCGTTTTCTATGAGTTTTTTTATCAACTCTTGTCTTTCAAGGTATTCTATATTGTTGCTCATTTATAAAATTATAGATTTAATTAGATAAAAATCAATATCGTTCTACTGATTTTTTTCAAACATGGGCTTGCCGTTCTTGAAGGATGAATTCCCTTCCAGAAACTGCATGTGGTTGAGGTACTTCTTCTTAAGTTCGTTGTAGTTCCTTGCAGTTCTGTATAGCTGTCTGAAGTGGTTGAGTATGCAGGTGGTCATGTAGTTGAAGGCCTTGCCCTTCCTAGAGTCAAATCGGTCTATTTTATCAAAGCATATCATGACGCCCTCTTGCACAGCGTCATCCGCATCTATCAACTGAAACTTTGCATATCTGACTATGTTCTCGGAAAGCGTGAAGAATGCGGATGCCAGAGTTCTCTTGCAGTCCTCGTGCTCCATGACCGCGTTCTTGAGGCTGTCCTCCTTGGCCTTTAAATCCGACTTGTTTTTCGAGGAGTCTACTTTCCTTATCTTTTTTCTTGATATCGTGTCTCTTATCTCTTCCGATATTAGTCCGATCCTGTTGATGTCCTTCTTGGAAGATTGGAACTGGTTTATCATTTTTTCAAATATCTTGTTATTCAGATACTCGTTCATTTTTTCCCTTTGTTGTTTTCCACAAACTTATGCGTTCCTTGGCCTCGGAAATTGCGTCTTTTATCCAGGGCTTGGCCTTGTCGTAGTAGACTTTGGAGTAGAGCATTCCGAGGCTCATGCTCCTGCAGTGATCTATGTTCTCGTCAGTGTTCCTCTGGAAGTTGTGCTCGTGTCCTATTATCTTCGTTCTGACCCCGTGCTGCCTGAGTATCATGTTCCCGAGTATTTCGGTATCAGGCCAATTGGGCCTTTCGGGGGACGGTTCGTGGCTCTCTAGCCCGTACATTGATGCGAGCCTTCTCATGCTCCATCCGAAGCCTATCTTGTCCAGTGTTCTGATATGGTACATGGTGGCCGTGTGCGATATCATGCCTCTCCAATCGTCATGAGACCTAGGACTCATTTCATACCCAACGACCGGAAACTTGCCGTCTTGCTCGCCACAAACGGAAAGCAAGTCCTCAAGGAAGTCCCTTCTTCTAATGAACACATCGGAGTGGGTGGCGAACATATAGTCCGTCCTGCAAAGGCTCTGGGCCAAGTCCATGGCCATACACACGGAGTCGGATGGATGTCTGGACCCGTTCAGCCTTATGCAGTGAACCTCCAGATCTGAATCGTGCATAGACAGTATTTGTTGGAGATTTTCATGCTCGCTACCCGTGTCTATGACCAGTATGTATGGTCTGATGGTCTGCATCCTTAATGTCTCCACGCAGACGGACAAGGGTTCCACGGTGTCTATGACTGGTATCACGGCTGTCACTTCGTATTCCCACGGCTTTTTTGGGCAGTCTCCCTTCCAAGGCTCTCTGTTGACATCTGTGTTTCTCAATGGAGCCAGTTTATGTGGCATAAAAAATGAATCCTAAAGCCGTTTCGGCACACTATATTAGTTACAAGAGGCAAATTTGTAGGAGAAAACATGGAAAACAAGCCGGAATACAGACATGCAAAAATAACGGTGGACGGAAGGTGCCTTGATCTTCTGCTCACGGAAGATGAGATAGCAACTTGTTTTGAGCGATGCCTTGTGGATTCAAACCAGAAGTTCATAGACAAGAACGAATGCTGTGAGTGCTGGCCCGCTGTTCAGCCTCCAGACTGTCCTTTCTGGCGGAAGATTCTCGGGGCGTGTAGGGAATGCGACCAGTAGACGACTGTCTTTCCTCGTTGCTTTCTATAATTGAAAACCCCTCGGCTGAAGGCGGCTACTTCAGGCTTCAGAAGTGCTATGAATCCCGCGGAATGCGTGAGGAGGCAGAGTCAATAGCGCTTCTTATTGCCGAGAAATTCAATGCTGACAGTTCAAATACTGCTGAGAAATAACAAAGAGACGATAGGAAGGGCGCTGGATTCGATTTCCGGACTTGGCAGGATAGTGGTCGGAAACCTAGGATCCGATGACGGCAGTCTGGATGTCTGCTCCTCTTATGGCGTGGATATAGTGGATGTTGGTAAAAAAGATGATTTCTCCCTCATAAGAAACGGGCTTGCTGGCGAAGGACTAAATTTTTATTTGGAGGCCTGGGAGTTCCTTGCAAGGGGCAAGGAGGAGATAATTTCGGCGGATGGCCCGAGGCGGGTCTGTGTGATAAGCGGAGGAATGGCATCCAAGGAGACAAGGATCTGG